GCGAGGAGATGCCTAGAGACTTCACTGAGGGAGCGTGAGAGGCAGGAGCAGGGCCAACATCAAAGGAGATCTTAGATTGCCTCTGGTTGTCCTTAGGGCGCAAGTGGTGAAGTATCTCCATCTCGTTGATAAGTCTCATACAAAATGTACTAAAGTCATCAGAGCGAGTCTTGGAGGCGGATACAACAAGTATGTTTAAGCTGGGATCTAACAACAACTGGTGTATTACGTAAGCGGAACAGATCCAGCTCTTTCCTACGCCTCGAAACGCTTGAACAATAGCCCGCTTGTCGCCATGCTGCATATAGTCAGCGATGTCATACTGTAGGGGTGTAGGGTCTGGTAAATTGAGTTGTTTCCAACATAGGAACAGAAAGTTTCTAAAATTCTTAAGCTGTGGAGGTATTGTAGGGGAAGCGGTCATTATTGTTATTAGATTTACTTAGATTCCATTTGGCTGGAACTATCTGTAGGTTTTCTGGTGCGTGCTTCCCGCCTTTGGAAAGCGGCTTAATGTGATCCACATGAAAGGCTACACCAAGGCATTCCGATATGCGCCGACTGGCTTCCCAAAACACATTAGATTCAGGATTGTTTTTCAGTCCTATTTTTCTAGCTCGATTACGTTGTAGGTACTTGTGTTTATTTTTACTGTAATATTTTGAATCAGCTTGAGCGGCTTTTTGTTTATTTGCTTTTACCCATTTTCTTCTTTTGGCTGCCCCTTTTTCTGGATCGGCTTGATACCGATCTCTTGCCTTTTCAGCAACACGCGTTGAATTTTTCTTATTCCACATCGACGAAGCCTTAATTTTACGTTTAACAGCCTCAATAGTTTGCCACGTTTCCCTATCATTCTTCTTATGCCAAGAATTGTAAACTAGACCAGCTTCCGTCGGGTGTGGATCAAGATAACTAAACGTACCTTTAGGTTTTCCTGTTTGAATTACTTTCTGGTTTAATCTGATCATGTTTTACGGCTTCTATTCTTAGATTTACTCATGATTCTAAGATTAGAAGGCCGATTGTCGAGCGCGTTTCCACTCTTGTGGTCTACGTCCATATTCCTTAGCTTAGCCTTACCATGTTTCTTGACCATCAGACGCCTTGCGGCTTTCCTAGAGTCATTCCTGCGACGTTGCTCAGGCTTCTTGTGGTAGTTCTCGTATTCCTTTTTGTAATCTCTTGGCATTATCGGGAAGCTACGCGGTCAACACCTTCGTCATCAAACGGAAGCATACTGACAAGGTTAGCCATAGGGTTATCGTTGGTTACTGTTGCGCTAATTTGGTTGTCTTTAAGGAGCTGTCGGGCTGCGTTGAGGTCACTTGGAGACGCCTCGCCACTCTGGATGCGATTAATGAACTCATCAATCAGTAGGTCTTGGAGACCATATAGTTTTTCACTGCTATCACTCATAATTATTTGGTAAATTCCTTGTAGATTTTAATACCTAAATAGAACATCGTTAAGACACCTACGCCTATAGCTACGGCTGTGTTAATATGGTCAAGGGTAAGGGTTCCGAGGATTCCACTGGTGGCTATAAACGGGGTCACGTAAGGGTTTTCAGGTAACATTTTGGTTGTTGGTTAAGGGATTGAGAGGGTTAATTAGAATTTAATACAAGCTAGAAGGGCTACGTTGCGTGGACGTGTTTCTGAGCCGCCTGTAGATGTAGTTGTGCCTCCATTAGTCGTGGGAAATGACCTATTTGTGCCTCCACCAGTTCCCGTTGGTGTTGAGCCGTTCGTAGGGTTTGTGTAATTGTGACTGTGTGCTTCAAATTCATCAGCCTGAGAACTACCAAAGCTACGACCACTATCAATACCACGGCTGTCATCCCAGCCACGCATAAACTCACCACGAAGGTCAGGAACAAGGAACGTAGTGCTTCCGTCGCCAGCACCATAGGTTTCACCGATAGCTGCAAACAGGTCTGAATAAGTTGACCGAGAGACAGCAGCACCGTCAGCCTTGAGAAAGCCTGTAGGGGGCGTGTTAGCTGCGTGATAAATCACCGAACCTGCGGGGAACGAAGAAGCTCCTGCGGAACTCCCAGTGCCTCCGTTAGCCACGGGGAGAACCCCAGTAATGTTTGAAGCGTCGATGTCTCCTTCGAGCATTCGAGTGTTTGATTTTGTAATAGTCATAATTTGTTTTGGTTAAGATTTTATAATACCTCTTGTTGTTTTATTTAGTTAACTACTTGGTAAGCCCTAAGGACGGCCGTAACGCCTCCTGTGTTAGTACTGCTATAGTCCCCAGATTGAAGGTTAGGGACTATAGGGACTTCATAATCTATCGTTCCGTCATCGGCAGTCAGACCACTAAAAGCGGCCATTGTGCCATCTTCAACGAAGTCAGTCAAACCAAGCGATACGGTTGATGCGCCCTCTTGTCTCCGTAATGAAAAAGAAACAACGTAGTTCCGAATCCCCACTCCTGAGAGAAATCGGCTGCCGATTCCAGCCCCAACTATATCTAGAAATACAAGCGCTCTATTCGACCCAATAATGGTAGAAAGGTCAATAGTCTTATAGGTACCAGTGCTACCGCTACCACCGATAAATGATACATCAAGTGAAAATGAGGCCGTACTAGATTCAAGTTGGTCTACATCAGCTAATCCCTCATCTACATAAGCCTTAATACTTTCCGATGTCGCTAAAGTAGTATCACTAGCTGTAGCCATTGTGTCATCATCTATAACATTAAGCTTATCATTGGTAATACCTCCAGCAAGTTTATCATTAGTAATACCTCCATCTTTAACCTCAGCTCGATTAGTAGAAGTAAGGCCAAGTGTTATATTATCTACCGACACGGCAGTAGCAGCACTAGCAGCCGTCACTACAACAATCTTAGCGCCAACTGGGGGAGCAGACGAGAACGTAATTATGTCAGGATTCATACCGATTGTGTATGCATCCGTAGGTGACTGCATGATACCATCAATCGTTACTCGGTATGCCTCTGGTGTTTCTGTCCGAGGAGGAAACGATGTAATATTAAACACCGTATTTGTACCATCAATCAATCCATCTGTTGCATCTGATACAACCTCGTGGCTTGCGAAGTTTGTAAGACGTGTTCCTGCTTGTAGTGCCGCTTGAATAGCCGATTCCGAAGCCGCTTCTGCGTCAGCTACAGCAGCGTCAGCTATTGCCTGTGTAGCAGCAGTCGCCACCGATATTGCTGTTTGAGTTGCCTCATTTAACGCAACATATTGGTTAGTACTGGCGTCCTCAGAAACCTCTTGAGCCACAAACAGACCTTGTTGGTAAGCCGTATCTAGGTCACTTTCTGACAACCGCGAGCCACTCTGGAAGTCTACTAGCTGTTGCGTAGACGACGCGCGATATACTCTCAGCTTAGTATATGAGCTAGGAGCTTGCGCTAGCGTAACTGTTTTTGCCGTAGGGTCTACTGAATCTACCGATAGAGCCACATAGGCAGCCCCGTCAAAGCCAAGAGCATTAACGTCGTTGCTGTTGATGTAATTGAAGGGAACGCTGAAGGTAGTATCAGAGAGTCCGCTAGTGTATTCGATATATGATTGAGGCATAATTAGTTTCTTTGTAGGTTAAATTTATTGGGGGTTATTAAAGTGAACAGTAAGTAGCTCCGTTAAAAGTTACTTTTAGAATTGGCTCGTCTAAGTTTAGTAAACCTTCTGGGTCTTCTGGGTTAATCTGCTTACGGAGAATGCTCCTCTGTTTGCTAATCATAGCTAGGAACATAATTCTATCTACTGCGATAGGTTCATCAGAGACGTCACTATTGGTTGATGTGGGAGATTCGTTAGCCATAATTTATTTGAGGTTAAGAGATTCTAGTAGGCTTTCAGGTTGCTCGGAGAATGCCTCGCGTTCCTTTAAGATGTCATAGATGTTGTTTCCGTCACTGTCGACGTAATCTGTAGCAGCTTTGGAGTTGAGAATTTTATCACGAGCTTCAGCACGGTACTCAGAGATAACATCTTTAATCATCTCCATGCCTTCATTGACATCAGTACCTTGTTCGTTCTGCTCGTAGCCTTTTTTGTATTCACGTTTGAAGTCACCAGTCTTTACTAGTTTGTTCAACGCTTGGCGTAGTGTCTTACCACCTAAACGAGTTTCACTTATAAACTGTCCGTAGACACTGTAGAGGTCTTCGTTGTCTTCGTTGGTGAAGTTCTTTAGCTTTAGTCCAGAGATACTCGTAGGCACATCAGAGACGCTCTTGAAGCTCATCGCGTCCTCTAGGAGAATATCATCAATAGCTTCACGTTCGGGAACTTTCTTACCAGCGAACGGTATAAGGTAACTAGCTAGGGATGGCTCCTCTTTGATCTTGGGTTCACCTAGAAGTGTTAAACGATAGTTACCTGTTTCGTGTCCTAGAGACGCACTCAGAGTAGTATCAAAGAACTCCCCAGCAGTAGTATCAGTAACAAACTCTTCATCGAACTTGTTAAAGTTACGAACTTCAGCAGGAACAGGTATTAGGGATCGAAACACACCCATAACACCACGTTCTTGTGTTTCAGGATTAGGAGACATTATCTGCGTCATGTAGCGAGCACCTGTAGCAAACGGAGAGTCAGTAGCAATAGACTTAGTAACCGAGGTAATGAACTGGGTCATTGTTTGGTCTTCTGTAAGACCTCCAGCTTCCTTAGCGGCTTCACGACGTGCGTAGTCAGCACCAAGAGCAAAGACACCCTTGAGTGGCTCAAAGTATTTAAAGTCGTACTCGGAACCTCCTAGGACTATCTTCCAGCTATTAGGAGCGCCTTGTACCTTAGCGGTAGCCATCTTCTGTTCTTCGGTCATCCAAGAGTCAGTGCCAGCAACCTGTCCGTTCTTAGCCATCTCATAGCCGAGGAAGAACAGCCCAGCGCCTACTCCAAGCTTACCTAGGTCTTCGTAGTCTTTTTGCATCTTGAGGTCTTTAACGTCAGCCAGAGAGTTCTCTAGTTCTGCTAGTTTCTTCCCAGCCTTATCCACAACGTCAGCATCTTCAGACTTTAGAAGAGCCTTCTGCTCTTGTATATCTAGCTCTAGGTTTGAGATCTTTTTGTTATACTTACCAAAGGTAGCAACACTTCCCATCTTGGCTTCAGCTTTGCGAGCAACCCCACCAGCTATGTTCTTTCCAACATTAATAGGAGAAGCGACGTAAGAGAGATTAGCACTCAAGGCACGCATAGGAACACCGATGAACACAAATAGCGTCCTAGCGATCAATCCTGCTTCATCCATGTTACCTGATGTTTTAACTAGGGCTGAGATGAGACCGTCTGTAAGATCCTTACGAATATCCTTCGGGTCTAAATCCATAGCGCGGAAGTGGTCACGACGAGCAGTGTTAAAGATGTCAGCATACTCAGGATCGTACTTAGCTTGCAGGCCACCACGAGAACGATCAAAGGCTGCTTCCATGTATTCCTCAGAGGACTTCCAGACGTTATCGGCTCCCTCATCAATGGCGTTCTTGATGCCCTTAGCGCGAGCAGCTCGCATCGAGTGAGCAATCAAAGATATTTCCTCAAGACCACCAATGAGCGATATACCATAATCAAAGAAGAACGCAGGAACTTGTGCTGGCTTACTGTTAAGGATGGTAGCTTTGGCTTTAAGATATTTACGAGCCAACTCTGACTTAGCCTCTACAACGTCTTGACGGCGCTGCGCCTGCTTGATGCGTCTCTTAACTCTGTGATTAGGCTCAGAGGCTTCTGCTAGCTGGTCTTTGATGTAGGCATTACGATCACGATACAGGAAATTGCTATCACCTTTGTTTAAGATGGTATCCTTAGAGGAACGTAGAGTGTCCCCTAGGTGCTTTGTAATCATCCGAACATATTCATAGGTTCCTGACATGTCAGCGGCAGCATATTGAAGACGGCGAGACACCGAGACATCTTTTAGCTTCGCTGCCTTAGCGATGTTATATGGAGTGTTAATGATTGGACGCACTACCGACATAAAGGTAGCTGAAGGAACACCCACGAAAGCGGTCTTAGCTTGGTTAAGCATCTGAGTAAGACGCAGAGTAAAGTAACCATCCACGGCTTGCTGAAAGACTCCTACACGCTCTCCTGTGAAAGTCTTAGCAACTTGGTCAGCAATAGCGTCTAGCTTCTCCTCTTTAGATAGCTTAGGAGCGCCTTCAGCTTTCTTCTTAGCGTCTCCAGCAACAGTCTTAGCCAACTTAGTATCAATCGCTACATCCTCGTCTACGAGCTTCTGTAGCATCCCTTTGAGAACGATAAGGTCTTCTGTGCGCTTGTTACCCGCAGCAGTGATACCAGCAGCGTAGTCCGTAGTGCCGTTGTCTTGGGCTTGACGGGTGTTCGCTTGTAGCTCGGAACCTTGCGCGTAGTCCTTCTTGGAGATAGCGCGGTCAAACTCTGTGTATTTATCAATGCGTCCTAGGATTTTCTTAGCGGTCGCTATGTCTTTGTTCTTGAGGAGATCATTGATGTCTCCAAAGAACTCCTGAGCAACTACTCGGAAGTGGGATTTAACCTTGCGGGTAACACGAGCTCCTTTGCCACCTGTGCGGTCTCCTGTAAGGATTTCGTCAATGGCAGCTATAGAAGCATCAATAGGGTCAACTTCGGGTGCTACTTCGGGTGTCTTAGGAGCGGGGGTAGGCTCTGGTGTCGCTGGGGCTTCTGGGGCGTCTTTTTGTGCGATTTTAAAATCTAGAAGGTCTTCATCAATATTATGCTCTATTAACTTTTTAGCTTCTGACTCACTTGAAATCTTTGAACGCCCTAATAGTCGTAACTCGTCATCTACGATCTTGCCATCTTTAAATATATCAAAACTACCAGCATCATTTTTCTTGTAGGTATAATCGGCTAGTTTAAATCCCTCAGGGAAATTCATTGCGGCGTCATCCATATTGAAACCAGCTTCTTTATCTAGCGGCTGTAAATCAATATCTTGAAAGGGTTCATCCCTGAGAACAACGTCTGAACGATTAATTTCTTTAACTTGTTTAGAAGTTGCTACGTCTAGAACAGGCTCTCCGTCGCTCCCTTTTCCTATTTTCTCCCCACTTACTTCATAGACTTTTTTATTTGCAGCAATTAAAGCATCCTGAGTTCCTATGCCTCTTTCTGCTGGAGTATCTAGAATTATATATTTCTTAGTTTTAGGGTCGAAGTATGCTAGGTAAACTGAATGTCCTATTTCCTGCTTGCCAGTGCTTCCGATTTCAGAAGCACTTGGAGGTAGTCTTCCAAAACGAATATATGTCCCTTCTATCTTATAAGGAACACCGTCTTTATTAAATTGTATTATAGGCTTAGGAGCTGGTTCTTCTTTAGCAATCACTCGTTGGCCCTCAGCAACAACCTCAGCAACCTCTTCCTTTGAGAGCTTCTCAAGGGCTTCCTTCTGGGTCATGTTCTTGAGCTTAGCTGTGAGTGGGTCTAGGACTACCTTCTTGGCTCCTCCAGCAGACAACAGAGCAAGAGCTCCTGTAGCAAATTCTACGGCTAGAGAACCAGTAGCACCAAACTCATTCTCTTCTG